ACGATCTTGCTGCACAGATGGCAAGCGAGGCGGTTAGGTTCCGCATGGCAGCACGGGCAGGCAAGATACTAAGGCGAATGATTAAAGAGCTCGAGGACGACAAAAAGTTAGCCCACGATACACTATTCAACGCCCTCTTTAAATCCCTAGCGCCATTTGAGAAGAAATTCCAGACTATGTTAAAAGGCATATGGGGTGAAGAGCAACGAATACTCATAGCCAATATAAAGAAGATGAAAAAGGCATGGCTTCATAAGGATAAGATAGATGAGATTATGTACCCTCAGAAGCCATTCATAAAGAAGCTTACAACAGAGTCCAGGAAGCTAGACGTAGAGATACTGGAAAAGATGGGCGATAAAGAGGCAGCAAAGCTTGAAGCTAGACTAAAAAGCAAGGCATACACAAAGGAAGACCCACGTGTAAGCATTTCATTTGACGTTACTAATCCGGAGGTTCAGAAGTGGCTGGATAGTTATATACCGATGTTCTCAGAGAAGCTAGAGGCTGTAAATGTAGAGAAGCTGAGGAGGGTGCTTGCCGAGGGCATAGAGGCTGGCGAGGGAGTACCTGGGCTTGCAAATAGGGTCTATGAGATATATAACGACTGGGGATTTAAGCGGGCTGAGTCGATAGCAAGGACTGAAACGATAAGGGCGAGTAATGCAGCCTCAAAGTTTACATATCTTCAATCAGGGGTTGTAGAGAAGATTATCTGGATAGCTTTTATTGGGCCCAGAACATGTGAATTTTGTTTAGAAATGGACGGGAAGATTATTGACGTTAAGGATAATTTCTTTGATTTAGGGGATACGTTTACAATCGAAGTTGAGGGTAAAAAGCAATCTATGAATATTGACTATACTCCGTGTGAATATCCGCCAATTCACCCCTTATGTCGCTGCACAATTTCAGCTATAGTGGACTAGCAATTTGATGATAAAGAAGATAGATGATATAATATAAGAAGATGGCTAGAAAAATTATAATTTGTAAACAGTGTGGAAAAAGAAAAATACATCAAGGTAAAGGTTTGTGTCGATATTGTTATCAATTGAATTATCGAAAATTACATAGGAAAGTAAACAAAGTATGTTCTTATTGTGGAAAGGCCTTTTTAGCTTATGATAAAAGAAGGAAATATTGCAGTCCTGAATGTGGCAACAAAGCCAAAGGGGAAAGGAATAAAACAGGAAAAGAGATGAAATGTGCAGTATGCGAAAAACCTATTTGGGTAACCCCAAGCCAATTAAAATTGGGTAAAAAATACTGTTCTTTAGAATGCCAGTCCGAAGGAAGAAAAAAGAAAATAAAAAAACTTTGTGAGGTTTGTAAGAAAGAATTTTATATTACACCAAGCGTGCAGAAACGAGGGCAGGGAAGGTTTTGCTCTCGTAAATGTTTAAATGATTCTAGGAGAGGAAAAGTAAGTGAGGGAGGACAGAGTTGGTATAAGAAAAGAAGTTATTCCCATCAAAGAAATAGAATAAAAATTAATTGCAAGTCTTGTAATAAGCAAATGGAAATTAGAATAAGTGAATATAAGCAAGGAAGAAAATATTGTTCAAGAGAATGCTATTACAAAAGTAAGAAAAAGATGGAGGATTTAATAAAAATTTGCAAAAATTGTGGAAAGAAATTTCAAGTAGATTGGCATAATGGAGACCATATTTTTTGCAATAGAAATTGTTATCGGGAATATCAACAAAAAAAATCAACAAGAACTTACACATGTAAAAATTGTGGGAAGAAAGTAAAATTTATTGGAAGAAAAAGCCATAAAAATTATTATAGATATATCAACGGCAAAAAAACAATAGGAAAATTTTGTTCAAAAGAATGCGCAGATTTATACAAAACAAAACCAAGGGAAATCCGTATATGTTTAAATTGCAAAAAGGAATTTGAAGTTTTACCAACTCCAAGTAGAGAGGGGAATGATTTGCTCTGCTCAAAAAAGTGTCAATATGAATATTACAAAAGAGAGAAACATCCTAATTGGCTTGGTGGCATATCATTTGAGCCATATGGAATTGAATTCAATGATGAATTAAAAGAGAAAATAAGAGAAAGAGATGGACATATATGTCAAATGCCAGGATGTAATAAGCGTGAAAATGGCGAAGCTCATTCTGTTCATCATATAAATTATAACAAAAAAGATAATAGACCTGAAAATTTAATATCACTATGTAGGAGCTGCCATCAAAAAACAAATTTTGATAGAAATTATTGGCAATCTTATTTTACTAATAAACTAAATTATTTTATGGAGGTTGATTATGGAACTGACTACCAAAAAACTAAAGCTTGCTGATGAATATCCTGAGGAAGCAAGTAAAATAGCACAGAGACTGCACATAAAAAGGGATGAAATCCCATTGGTCAGAAAATATTATGTTTCAGAGAAAGATGATGATGAAATTTCAAAAAAGGATAGGACAATAATAAGCAGAATTTCTTGTGTAGATAAAGATCGAGATGGCGAGTCTCTTTTGCCTGAAGGTGTAAAACTAGAGAATTACCGGAAAAATCCCATAGTTTGCTGGGGGCACTCCTATAAGGAACCGCAGACAATAATCGGTAAAAATATTTGGATAAAGAAAGATGATAAGGGGCTTATTGCAAAAACTGTTTTTGCTAAAAATGAATTTGCAGAACAAGTTTTCAAGGCATATACAGAAGATTTGGCTAATACAGGCCCTCTACTTAAAGGCTGGAGTGTAGGTTTTATTCCATTGAAATGGGAAGAGCCAGAGACCAAAGGAAAAGAAGATGCCCCAAAAAGAATATTTACTTCTTGGGAAATGTTAGAATATTCGGCGGTTCCAATTCCATCATCACCTGATTCACTTTCACTGGCTTTTGAAAAGGGGATAATTACCTCAAACCGACTCAAGAAGGATTTAGAAATTACGGTTGTGAAGGACAGAAAGATCGAGGTGATAAAGAATAAAGACTATGGGGTGATGGTAGAGTTGTTGGTGGATGACAAAAAGATTACCTCTGTTAAAGAAAAGGATGCTTTTAAAATTGAAGCACCGGAGGGCTTGAGTGATAAGAAAGAAAAAGAAGGCAAAGGGGAAAAGACGGAGACGGCAAGTACAGAAGAAAAAGAGAAGGCAGAAATTATAACCAAGCCCGAGACAACCGAGAACTACCATAGAATTCCAGTCAACACAAGCTGTAAGATAACAGCGACTATAACCATATCGGCAAAGGAAGGGATTAAGGCGTTGTACTGCGGGAAGGAAAAGAAGGTACATACGTATCTTTTCGATGTTAAAAAGTGGAGTATGGAAGAGGCCAAAAAGTGGGTATTAGATCACAAAAAATTAACGGGTCTTGAAATAAAGCAGCCTAAATACAAAGAGCGATGGAATAAATCATTGTCTAAGGTCTTTGATGTGGAGGCGGTTCAAGCTCCCATTGCGACATTCGATTATGCTCTTTATGAGAAATTCCTAGAATGTAAGGTCAAGAATATTTTCCTTAATAGCTATTCAATCCCCTCTCCATTACTCGGAACATACCTAGCTGGATTCAAAGAGATTCTAGGCGACTTTAAGCTAAAAGATACTAGAAGTTTTACTTGGGGCGGCCTGGAAGTCCCCCCAATACATGAAGTGATTAAGCTCAACTCGGAAAAGTCTGATGACTTTCTTATTAGCGGAGTCCGGTTTTATGACGCTAACGATAGGCCGCTTATAGTAAAATTTAGCACCGGTTGGTATGGGATTGATGTTTCGATAGTGACGGCAAGTGAAAATAAAGACTGGAATAAAGAGCTTCTGGATAAGGTGCATTCCTGGGTAAATGAAAATAATTATCTCAAGGGCGGAAAATTTGCACTTAGCGGGGAGTTTTTAGATGAGCCAGGCGACAACTGGGATAACCTTATTTTAGATAAAAAATATAAAGATTCGATAGTAAAATCAGCAACATCGCTGGGAAAGAAAGGCAAAGATATTGCAGGTCGAGGGCTAATGTTCATTGGCCCCCCGGGCACAGGCAAGACCAAGACAGGCCGGGTATTAATGAACGAGGTTGATTCAACGTTTATCTGGGTATCCAGTAAGGACTTTAGAAGCATAGGACCACTACGGGCTTTAGTTTTAAGCTTTTCCCTTGCCAGGGACTTAGCCCCATCAATACTTTTCCTAGAGGATATAGACACGTGGCTGAGAGGAGATATGGAATATGTGACAGACCTGGTTAAAACAGAGATGGACGGGCTTAAACAGAATAAGGGGCTGATTACTGTATTGACCTCTAATAATCCAGAAAAGCTCCCCGATGCTTTACTAGACAGGCCAGGGCGATTCCATCATATTGTCAACTTTGAGTTACCGGGGGAAAAAGAGCGAAAGGAAATGATTACCCTATGGGCCGAGGATATAGAGGAAGGCTTGATCGATGATATCGTAGAGAAGACAAAAGGATTTTCAGGCGCACATTTGAAAGAATTGGTTGAATTTGCTAAGATGATTGCCGAAGACGATGAGATAGAGATAGGCGATGCACTGCTAAAAAGCCTTGATAAACTGATTGAGCAGAGGGAATTGATCGAGGAAATAAGAGGAAATAAGGTGGATACAAAATCATTCTGGAGTAAAGTAAAATGGTTTGATGGAGAAATACACACAGGCAGAACCTGGGATGAACTCAGCGATGAAGAGAGGAAACATATTTCAAAGACTGGTGAACGGCCGCCAACAAAAACAGCCACCCCCCAGGCAGGCAAGATGAATATGGAGATAAGAATAACCGATTTATCAGAGTTTAAGGAATTTCAAAAGTCAATAAACGATCAACTTGTCGAATTAAAAGAAGGCCGGATTCTAAGCACTAAAAACCGTACTCTGGTAAAAGATACGATTGAGGCATTAGCTACGCTCAAGGAACGGTTGGATGAACTTTACACAGCAACTGAACCGTCTAAGGGTGAGGAAAAGCAGAAGTATAATTGCGAGTGTATCAAGTGCGGTCACAAAATGGCATCTAATGAGCATTGCGATACGATTAAATGTCCTGAATGCGGGGGGGAGATGAGGCGTTTGGAAAGGCCTGGCCCTGGAAAAGAGGTCGGATTAGAGATAATTAAATCAGAGCCAAGCACGACTAATGCGATTGAAGCTTTATTTTCTAGCGGTAAATTTGCAGAGATGATTGACAAAGCAATGAAAGAAGCCTTTGATATCAATATAAAGAAAAAATTAGGGAGGGTGGAATAAAATGGCAAATATAGCTGGACAATTAACACAGGCAGTACAGGAAAGAGAAGCTATGCGATTTTCTATGAGAGCAGCCACATCGGCTAAAGAAAAAGCCCAGTATAAAAGGGATTTTCGCAAAGCAAGGAATAGGGTATTATACATAAAGGAGGAAATGAAAAAATGAACAAAACAGAATTAAGCCACATTGAAACATTGGAAAATGCTGTCAAGTGGGACTATTTGAAACGTGTTTTAAACTGGCCGACAGATAAAATCGCCTATGAAATGTATTTAAATGAGCGGCGGTTGCGTGAGTGGGTAAATAAACGGGCAACGGTGATAACAAATCTTATGAAATCAAATACCGGAATGGTTAAGAAAATTAGAGAGCAGCTAGTAAAGGATCTGCCAGCAGAGAAAGCCGGATCTAAAAAGCAGCTAAATCTCAATATCATTCAGGTTGTAAAAAAATACAAGGAAGGGAAGTCTCTAGCACAATTGGCAAAAATATTTAAATGTGAGCGTAGTGATTTTATGCGATGGTGGACTGATAACCTAGGTATAATAAATCAGGAATACAGGAAGGGAATTTAAATGCTAGGCAAGGATAACGTTGAAGAGGCCTGGGGAGATGATCCGAAACGATTGAATGTCAGGCAAGACGTGAAAAAGCAAGTAGTTAAAATCGAAGGGATTAATTACAGCTTTGATTTGTTCAGGGGCTTTGGCACAGGAAGGAGCGGGATTGCATTAAATCAACCGTTTCAAGTAATTGAAAGAAAAGATGGGGTAATAGTGATTGAAAAGATAAAGTGATTAATTAAGCTCATTTCATTGAAAATGGGTTTTATTAATCCTGCTGGCTTCGGGAAAGAGTAAGCTTTACTTTCCCAGAGATGTCAGTAGAGTAAGGCAGTTAGTAGAGGTTGCCAGTAAGCAACTAGCTAACATATGCTGAATCTACAGAGACATCAGGCATAGAGGTAAGTTGAATAACCTGAAATTTAAGAGCC